TAACAACAGAAGGTACGGAAACATTTACCATTGCTTTAAATAATGGAGAAGCTTCGAAAAATGTTACAATCGGAGATACTAGTCTAACACCAGCAACATATTCACTTTCTAGTGATAATTCTTCGTATAATGAAGGCGACACTATCAATATTACTTTAACCACTACAAATGTAGGTGATGGCACTAATATTCCATATACGGTTAGTGGTATTACTGGTGCAGATTTATCTTCTGGAGCTATCTCAGGAAATTTCAATGTTTCATCTGGAGCTGCTTTATTATCTTTTGTTTTAACAAACGATGTAACAACAGAAGGTACGGAAACATTTACCATTGCTTTAAATAATGGAGAAGCTTCAAAGTCAGTCACTATCAATGACACAAGTTTAACTAAAACATATTCTATATCTAGAAATGCAGCTAATATAAATGAAGACGGATCTGTGGTATTTACATTAACCACAGAAAACGTAGGTGATGGAACTGCAGTTCCATTTACAATAACAGGAATTAATTCTAGTGATATAACAGCTAGTACGCTAACAGGAAACTTTATTGTATCTAGTGGAAGTGCTACAAAATCTTTTACTATGGTCCAAGATGCTATAACTGAAGGCAGTGAGACTATGACTTTGACACTGGATAATGGTTTAGCTGCTAACTCAGTTATTATTAATGATACCAGTCAAGGTCCAACATATTCTTTAACCAGTAGCTCAGAAAGTATAAATGAAGGTCAGAGTGTATTATTTACATTGACAACAACAAATGTCACGGATGGTACAACTATTCCATACACAGTAACAGGAATTGATGTAGCCGATTTAGTCTCTGGTTCTCTAACAGGTGTTTTCACTATAAACTCTAATCAAGGAACACAGTTATACGGATTAGTTAATGATACAACAACAGAAGGTGAAGAAACTCTGACCTTATCTCTTGATAATGGTGCTGCATCTAAGAGTGTTACCATCAATGATACTAGTGTTGGCGTTCCTTCATATTCTCTGGCTAGAAGTGCCAGTAATGTAAATGAAGGTGGTGCAGTATCATTTACATTGACAACAACTAATGTTGCTGACGGTACTAATATTGCCTATACTGTTACCGGAATATCTTCGGATGACCTTACTTCAGGTTCCCTCACAGGTAACTTTGTTATGTCTAGCGGTACAGCAACCCAAAGCTTTGTATTAGCAGAGGATGTATCGACTGAGGGTGCTGAAACTATGACAATGGCTTTGGATAATGGTCAAGGTGGTATATCCAGTGTTACGGTCAATGATACTAGTGAAGCAGTATCATATTCATTAGGTAGAAATGCTGCAGCAATTGATGAGGGATTACAGGTCGTCATTTCATTATCTACGACTGGTGTATCAACAGGTACTAATGTCGCATATACAGTTAGCGGTATTGATGCGAATGATATAAGGTCCGATAGCGCACCATTAACTGGAAACTTCACTACATCTGGGTCTGGGACCGATTCCAAAACATTCAAACTTGAAGAAGATGTTGCAACCGAGGGTACAGAAACATTAACATTAGCACTTGACAATGGACAAGCATCTATTACTGTAGATATTAACGATACCAGTATAGCACCAACATATGATTTAACTCCTAGCTCTAGTACTGCAAATGAAGGTGATACAATTACATTTACACTTAATACTGAGGGTGTTGGTGATGCTACTATGATTGCATACACAGTAACAGGAATTAATAGTGGCGATTTGTCTTCCGGTGACATGACTGGTAACTTTATTATATCTTCAGGGACCGCAACAAAATCATTTACCTTGGCTACTGATGAAACCACTGAAGGTTCCGAAACCATGACAGTGACGATTGATGCTACTGGAGATAGTGCAAGTGTAACAATAAATGATACTAGCACTACACCAACACCAAGTCCCTCTGTCAAGTTGTATTTGCCATTTGATGGTAATTATGATGATGGTTCTACTTTCAATTATGCTCATAGATTTGTCGAACGATATTATGGTGCCATCACCGCTGGAGGTGTTTCGATATCTCAGATTATGAATTCAGGTTCTAAATATGGTTCTGGACATCTGAAAACACAAGTTGGAGATAGAGGATTTTATCAAGCAGCTTATAACGATTGGTGGACAGGTTCATCTTCCGCTGATATAAGATTATTAACATATGCATATACAGACCAATCCACTATGCCATGGTATCCAACAACTAATAGTGCTTACAATGGTCGGGCAAAATCTTTTACAATACAATTTTGGATTAAATTTTTAGAGGTTGATACTTCACCATCCCATGTTACTACATCAAATATTAGTACTCATAGAGTCTTTGGTATGGGAGATGCAGGATATACAAATGCCGCTTATGCAACATGGCGTCCATGGCTAGTTTGTAATTTGACAGGACCACAGGCATGGGATAGTTCATCTGAAATCCCATATCTTTACATTTTTCAATATGTGAGCTCCTTTAGTAGTTATACTTCATATTCATCTGCTGGGTCAGGTCATGTTATATCATATTCTAATACAAATTTATCAAGAACGGATTGGAATCACGTTGCAATACAAAGAATTGCACCTAATCCAGCAGACCATGCGAGTGTAACATCTCATCAACAAGCTTGCACTTATGCTGTATGGCACAATGGGACTAGAGTATCTACAGATGTAGCTCCATCCGCATCTCAAGAACTAAGAAGAATTGGTAACTCAAGTAATTCATATGGAGGTGTACCACATCCTAATCGTGATTGGGGATGGGGACATTCTGATACTGTCACACCGATATTGTACAATACCTTTTCTGGCAGTCCCACAGCAACACCGACCAGTTACGGCGAGAATCAACATAGTCGACAACCAAAACATATAATAAAATTTAGCAGCTCATCAGGACGAGGATTAAATTTAATTGACGATTTTAGATATACTGTTGGTGAAAGCATATATGATACTAGTCAATCATCAATCACAGTTCCAAGTTCAGCTTTAGGGAATACTATCTAATGGGATTCAATGATAAAATGGGAGAAATCCTAAACATACAATCTGAAGAACAAGAAATAATTGCTCCTGACAACAGTAATAAGGATGTAGAGGATGACTATACTTATGCACGCCGTAATCTTAGGGATCTTATTGATTCTGGTATGGGGGATCTTGATAGAGTAATGGAAATTGCTCGTCAAAGTGAATCACCCAGAGCATTCGAGGTCGCAACTAATTTACTTAAGACTCTAACTGATACAAACAAAGATTTGTTAGAGTTAGCAAAGAAGAAAAAAGATTTAACACAAGAGAAAGAAAAAGCACAGACTGTAACTAATAACGCATTGTTTGTTGGTTCTACTGCCGACTTACAAAAGTTAATTCAAAACAAGAGTGAGTGATGTATTATCTTGTCGTATATTTTTTGGTGAAAGGCATTTGGTTATCTGCCGAAGAAGCAAACTATCATGGATGGTCTAGAGTAAAATATGATACTTTAGAAGAGTGCATAGAGCGTCGAGATTTTATGAATAAAAACTTTGGAAGTAAAGCAAGAGCATTATGTTTAGCACCCAATACATAATGATATTATCAATCTGTATAACTTTTGATGGTATAAAACACTGTCAAGATTATGAACGTGATTTTTTCTTTCAATCAAAAGCGCGCTGTGAATTTGTATCTGCTATTGAAAAGGGGCAGTATTATTTAACAACAAGAAAAAGAGACTGGGCAAAATATACATGGCGTTGTGAAGGTCTAAGTTGGGAGAAGGGATATGGAACCAAATCTAGCTAGTTTATCAGGTGAACTCACAGAGTTGTTGTTACCCTGGGTAGCAGTTCTTATTTCAATTGTCGTGGCAATCCTATTCAAAGACTTTGCAACGAGTCTATCAAAGGGTATTGCTTTTCAAATGGATAAAGCATTCAATGAGGGTGATAAAGTTCTATTGGATGGTTGTGAGGCTACTATACTTAAAATTGGTATGAGACAAACTGTATTTGGTATCTATAGTAAGAGAGGATATGTCTGGCGATATGTACCCAATGAACGTATCTTAACCCTAAAACTTGAGAAGGTGATAGACTCTGAGTTACATAAAGATACAGATGAGGAAAAAGGCATTCGTATTCAGAAACTAATCGATGCAGCTCAAGATTCACATATTCAGAAGAACAAAGAGTTTATTGAAAAGAATAGAAAAGACATTGAAGAATTGAAGGGTAAATAATGTCCGATGCATATTTGTCCAACCCTAATCTAAAGAAGATTGGGGTTGAGATTGAGTTTACACAGAAACAGATTGAAGAATATGTGAGGTGTGCTAAAGACCCCATCTATTTCATTAGAGAATTTGTTAAAATCATTCATGTTGATCACGGACTTATTCCTCTTGATCTATATGAGTATCAAGAGCGTATGGTCAGTACGTTCAATGACAACAGATTTGTTATCACAAAAATGCCGAGACAGTCCGGTAAGTCAACTGCCGTCGTTGGTTATATTTTACATTATATTTTATTTAATCAAGATAAGAATGTCGCTTTACTTGCTAACAAGGCAGAGTTGGCACGTGAGTTGCTAGACAGACTCAAGAAGGCATATGAGAACTTACCACTCTGGTTACAACAGGGTATTGTCGTATGGAACAAAGGTTCGATTGAATTAGAGAATGGTTCTAAGATTATCGCAACCTCAACCACAGGATCAGCAGCTCGTGGTCAGTCTTTCTCTCTGGTGTTTCTTGATGAGTTTGCATTCGTACCACATGGACTAGCAGATGACTTCTTCAAGTCAGTTTATCCTACAATTTCGTCTGGTACAGAGACTAAGATGATTATCGTATCCACACCAAAGGGTATGAATCATTTCTATAGAATGTGGACTGAAGCGGAAGAGGGCAGAAGCAACTTTCTACCACTAACAGTTAATTGGTGGGAGACGCCCGGTAGAGACGAGAGATGGAAAGAAGAACAAATTGCAAATACCAGTGAAGAAGATTTTGAGCAAGAGTTTGCTTGTAACTTCTTAGGTACATCCAATACTCTTATCAATGCTAATACCCTTCGTAATTTAACTTTTGTTAGACCTATCTTTCAAAAGAAAGGGTTTGACCAATATGCAAACATTGAGCCGAATCATGAATATATCATAACAGTTGATACATCTAGAGGTGTTGGTGGTGATTACTCCGCATTTATGGTTATAGATGTAAGTGACATTCCCTATCGTGTGGTTGCAAAATATAGAGATAAAAATATTTCACCTTTAATATATCCAGAACTTATATATAATGTTGCAAATAATTTTAATCAAGCCTTTGTATTAATTGAAATTAATGATATTGGTGAACAGATAGCAAATATTTTATATCGTGACTTGGAATATGAAAACTTATTCATTACAGCTATGAAAGGTAGAGCTGGTCAAAGAATTGGTGGTGGTTTTGGTAAAAACACACAGTTAGGTGTTAGAACCACAAAACAGGTAAAAAGAATAGGATGTTCGACACTTAAAGATTTGGTAGAAGATCAAAAAATAATTATTGAAGATTTCGATACTATCGAAGAATTATCAAACTTTATCTCTAGAAAAGAGTCTTATGAAGCAGATGAAGGTCACCATGATGATTTGGTAATGTGCTTAGTATTATTTGGATGGTTAATTCGCCAAGAGTATTTTAAAGATTTAACTAACTCTGATATTCGTCAAAAATATCTAGCTGATAAAGAAGAGATGATGGACGAAGAGATGCTACCTTTTGGATTCTATGATGATGGTCAAGATAATAGTCATAAGGTAGAACAGGTTGACCATTACTCTTTAGAAGATTTAAGAGAGTTCTTCAGTTGACCATGGGTCTATAATTGTTACAGAATCTTTCTTACGTCTCATAGTTTCACTTATCTTTTTCTTTGTTTCTTCGCTATGTTTTTTTCCACGATGAGAATCGCTCATTCTCTGTTTTGTTTCAACAGAAAATTTACGACCTAGTTTTGCTTGACGCATCTTATCTCGTGTTTCTTTACTCTTCATATTTCTATTTATTAACTTAGTTAAAAGACTTGATTTAATAAATAAAACGAATAATGATTAGTTCGTTTCTTAAACATAAGGAGTAAAGAAATGCCTTTCCAAGTATCTCCAGGCGTGAATGTTAGTGAGATTGATCTTACTACTATTGTTCCTGCCGTACAAACAACAGGCGCTGGTATTGCTGGTCACTTTAGTTGGGGACCAGTTGATACTATTGTTTTAGTGTCTGATGAAAATTCTCTTGTCAATAACTTTCAGAAGCCAAATGCTAATACTGCAGATGACTTTTTCACTGCATCAAACTTCTTAGCATATTCAAATGCTTTGCAGGTTGTTCGTGTTGTTGAGCCAAGCTCATCATCTTCAGATACAGATGCCGCCCGTAATTCTCATTTAAATGCTGCTAATACACAAAACACTGTCATCAAAAATGACGACCATTATGACTCAAATTATTCTAGTGGTATTGGTGGTGTCGGAGAATTTGTAGCAAAATACCCAGGTGAACTTGGTAATTCACTAGAAGTATCTGTTTGCTCTTCTGCATCCGCTTGGGAGTCATCTTTATCAGCTAACTTAGTATTCACTGCTGGAAGCACAACAGTTCTTACAAAAGGTGCAAACACATCGGTAGACCTAACTTCTGGCGCGGATATTAATCTAAGCTCTTCTGTTAGTGTTGGTGACAGACTTTTCCTACAATCATCAACAATTAATATTGGTGACGCTCTAAAAATTGCTGCAGTTGATGCAACAACAATTACCTTGGAAGTAGCACCAACTAGACAACAACTTGGTACAATAGATGATACTACAAAAGTACAATCTGAATCTGTAAAGCGTCGTTGGGAGCATCATAATCAGTTTGATGCAGCCCCTGGCACTTCTCCATATGTAACAACTGCTGGTGGCTCAGCTGATGAAATGCATATTGTTGTAGTTGACCAAGATGGTGACTGGACTGGAGTTAAAAATCAAGTTATCGAAAAACACGCTGCAGTTTCTAAAGCAGCGGATGCTAAGACACCAGAAGGTAATTCAAACTACTATGTGAATGTAATTAACAATCGTTCCGCATATATGTTTTGGGCAGCACATAATACATCTGATACTAACGCAGGTCAAAAAGCTGCTGGTACTACCTTTGGTGGCTCTTCTTTACCAACAACTAAATCTTTTGTACATGGTAGAGATGGTATCAAACCAAGTAATGCAGCTTACATTGACGGGTATGAAAAGTTTAGCAATGCTGAGGAAGTTGATATCTCATTCATTCTTGGTGCTGGTGCCAATCAGACTCGTGCAATTCACTTAATCAATAATATTGCTGAGAAACGCCTAGATTGTATCGCTATCATTTCACCAGAGCGTGCTGATGTTGTAGATAACGCATTATATTCTGGTAAACAAGCTGAAGATATTGTATCGTTTCGAAACACCCTACCATCATCCTCATATGGTGTGATGGATAGTGGATGGAAATATCAGTATGACAAATTCAACGATGTTTTTCGATATGTACCATTAAATGGTGATACTGCTGGTACTATGGTTCGCACAGATCAACAAAGAGATCCATGGTATTCACCTGCAGGTTTCAATCGTGGTAACATTAAGAATGTTGTAAAGCTCGCCTTTAATCCAAATAAAGCAGAGCGTGATGTTCTTTACAAAGGTGGTGTTAATCCTGTTACATCATTCCCAGGTCAAGGTACAGTTCTGTTTGGTGACAAAACACTTCTTGCCAAACCAAGCGCCTTTGACCGAATTAATGTTCGTAGACTCTTCATCGTTCTTGAGAAAGCAATTTCTACAGCTTCCAAGTTTACATTGTTTGAGTTTAACGATGAATTCACTCGTGCTAACTTCGTCAACCTAGTTGAACCATTCTTACGGGATGTACAAGGTCGGCGCGGTATCACCGACTTCCGTGTTGTTTGTGATGAAACAAACAATACACCAGAAGTTATTGACCGTAATGAGTTCATTGGTGATATCTTTATCAAACCTGCCCGTTCCATCAACTTCATTCAACTAAACTTCGTCGCTGTCAGAACTGGTGTCGATTTTAGTGAAGTAGTTGGTCAGGTTTAATATAAATAATAAAAAGATAAGGAGTCAAACAAATGGCATTTAATATTACGGAGTTTCAAGGACAAATGACAGGCGGGGGAGCCCGTGCTAATTTGTTCCAAGTGACTATCGATAACCCAGTTGATAGGGGTGCCTTTATTAAAACATCTTTCATGGTATCGGCTGCTCAGATTCCAGAAGCAACTTTAGGAACGGCAACTGTCAACTACTTTGGTCGTCAGGTTAAACTAGCTGGTAACAGAACTTTTGCGGATTGGGAAGTTACAATTCTTAATGATGAAGATTTTCTAATTCGCGATGGTATGGAGCGCTGGTCTAACGC